GACCTATATTAATTTCCGGGAGAAAGATAAACACGGGAAGCTAATTAATATTCCGTTAGATATCGCTGCCATTTAATTTTAATTCACTTTCTTTTTATTTCGGCGTCAGCGCCGTGGGCTTTTGCACGCCGAAAACAGCATTGAGGAATAAATCATGTCCATCAAATGTACCAACTGCCAGAAAGGTATCACCACCCTGAAATTCAGCGACGCCAGCGTCATTACCTCCGGTAAGTACCGTGTGCCAGCCGTCCTCATCACGCTGGTATGCCCGCACTGCAGCCAGCATTACTACACCGAAGTCCCGGCCATGGAGTTCATCCCCTGCGAGGCAAAACAATGAAAGGCATGAAATTATATAACCGTTCGACGATCTACAATCTGGCCCTTAAAACCTTTGGCCCTGAAGCACAGGCGCTGAAGCTGATGGAAGAAGCCGCCGAACTGGCCGCTGCCGCTGCCCGCAACATGAACGGACTGGGCAATGAAGTTGATCTTGCTGGCGAACTGGCTGACGTTGAAATCATGATTGAACAGTTCCGTCTCAACGGGATGGGCCTGATGATTGACTTTCATAAGCAGAAAAAGCTGGAACGCCTTGCTGAACGTCTGGGGGTGACTTATGCCGCAGAATAATGAAAAGCTGCTGGAGAAGTTAAAAAAGCTGCTGGCGCTGGCTAAATCCGATAATCCCCATGAAGCGGCATTGGCCCTGCAACGCGCCCAGAAACTGATGCAGGCCTATAACATCACCCAGGCTGAACTCGCACTCAGTGATATTGATGAAAGCGTCAGTCACTACTGGGCTGCAGGTAGCGTTAATCCGCCACGTTATATGCTGGGTCTGCTGGATATTATCCAGGTGGCATTTGGCGTTAAGTCTATTATTCACTCCGGCTTTAAACCCAGCGTTGGCTTTTACGGTAATAAAGACCGGGTTGAACTGGCCTCATATACATGGGAGGTACTGGCCAGACAGTTAATCATGGCCCGTAAAAACTATATTCGGCAGCAGAATAAAAGGATCAAAAACACGACCAAGACCAGCCGTGGTGACAAATTTGCCGAAGGCTGGGTTCTGGCCGTGCGCAGCGAGGTTCATTTATTTGCTATGTCCCGCGAAGAACGTGAGCTGGCAAGCCTCTGGCTTGAACAAAAATATCCTGATTCAGGAACAACCTCTGGCCGCAAAGCCGGTAAATCCCGTGACGCGGACATGTCCCGCCACATCGGTTACAGAGAAGGGGAAAACGTCCGCCTGCATCAGCCTGTCAGCGGGCAGGAACAGCGGAAGCTGGGGAGTGGTTTATGATGGCTGAATCTATTGTATGTGCCCTGTTCTGGTATGGTCTCGTGGGGTGGTGTACTGCTGAACTGCACCGCCGCTCAGGTTTTTACTCACGTTACAGCGGTGCCGGACACTGGATCAGTTGGGCCGTTATGTTCATGTGCTGGCCTGTTGCGCTTCCTTTATATGTCGATTATATCGGTGGCGCAGGTAAAAGGAGCGACGATGATGACTAAGCAGCGTCTTATTCAACTCATCCATATTGCCCGCAATGACCTCCAGATGGATGAGGACACCTACCGCCAGATGCTACAGGGGCTGACCGGCAAAGCCTCAACCAAAGGGATGGATACCCCACAGCTAAACCGTGTTCTGGAATCTATGAAAAAGAAAGGTTTTCGCGTTAAGCCTGCCGGAAAAGCCAGGTCCGGCTTACCGCTGGATAACCATCCCCAGTCAAAGAAAATCCGTGCGCTTTGGCTTGAAATGGCAGCGGCGGGTACCGTCCGAGACAGTTCAGAGCAGGCGCTGGCGCTGTGGGTTAAACGGGAAACAGGCATCAGCGCGTTACGCTGGCTCAGCAATGAGCAGGCAAGTAGCGTGATTGAGAAACTGAAGAAGTGGCAGCGCAGAGCTGCGGGGGTGAAGCAATGAGCGACCTGAATCAGTTTCGTAGTAAAGGGCCGGAACTGTTGGTGGAACTGGCACAGCATACCTCTGAGACCGTCCGCGAGATTATTGATATCGAACCCGCAGTTGCCGACCAGATTGGTCAGGCCGTCGCGAACCGCATGATGCAGGTCTGGGGTGGGCAAAACGTCTATTTTCCGATGGGCATGGTCTGGAAGGTCAGCCAGCGCGACCGGGAAATCTTCCTGGAGTTTGACGGACGCAACCATCATGAACTGGCCCGCAAATTCGGTGTTTCGCTACAGTGGGTTTACAGCGTGGTGAAGCGGGTCAGAAAAGAAGAACTGGATCGGATGCAGGGCAAACTGTTTGATGGTGAACCCGATGCCGATACGGGGAAAAAGGAGTAACATCTGCAATCAGGCTGGTGCGAGTTCTGTTTTTTTTCGGGCCGGTCTGATTTTCACATACTGTAAGGTTATTGCATATTCCATCCAGTTTCTTCCCATGTTGACCCAGTTCTTCCCATAATTATCTCACTTATTCCCTGTCATTTATCTCAAGTCTAATCACCAGGAGGCGACAACTATTACAGTTGGCGGCGCTAACTATAAAAAACTGGTTAATCTCGGCGGCACGGCTTCCGGATGGGTTGGTGAAACGGATTCCCGCCCGGAGACTGATGCGTCTAAACTCGGTCAGATTGAGCCGTTCATGGGGGAAATTTACGGTAACCCGCAGGCGACTCAAACCATGCTGGACGATGCCTTCTTCAACGTCGAAGACTGGATCAACAGTGAACTGGCAATTGAGTTTGCTGAGCAGGAAGAAATCGCCTTTACCAGCGGTAACGGGACGAAGAAGCCGAAAGGTTTTCTGGCATACGCCTCCACGCTTGATCCTGACAAGACCCGTGCATTTGGTACTCTCCAGCACATTCTCTCTGGTGCTGCGGCGGGCGTAACGGCTGATGCGATCATCAAACTGGTCTACACGCTGCGTAAAGTGCATCGCAATGGCGCCAAGTTCATGATGAACAACAACAGCCTGTTTACTATCCGAATCCTGAAAGATTCAGAAGGCAACTACCTGTGGCGTCCTGGTCTGGAACTGGGTCAGCCTTCATCTCTGGTTGGTTATGGTGTGGCAGAGAACGAACAGATGCCGGATATCGCTGCTGACGCTAAAGCAATTGCATTTGGCAATTTCAAGCGTGGTTACACCATTGTTGACCGCATCGGCACCCGCATTCTTCGTGACCCCTACACCAAAAAACCATTCGTTGGTTTCTACACCACCAAACGAACCGGGGGAATGCTGGTGGATTCTCAGGCCATTAAACTGCTGCAGATTGGCACTGGCGCTTAATTATCTGGGGCTTCGGCCCCGATTTTTTGAGGTGAAGCATGCCTGTATTGAAACAAAGTCTTAAGTGGTCGCCTGATGGTTGTCGCGTAGAAACTATCCTGGCTGGTGAACACGAAGAATTACCTGTCCGTGCAATTGAAATTGCCGCTCAACTTGGGATTCTTGGTGTTGACACCGAGAATGAACAGGAGATTGTCATGGAACAGCCGGAACAGCCGGAACACCCAGCTCCAGAAAAAACAGATAAAAAAGCCAAAAAATAACCCGTTTAGGCGTTTTTTTTACAGGTGAGCCTATGATTTTGTCCACTGAAGAAATAAAGCGTCAGCTCAAGCTTGAAGAAGATGATACTTCAGAAAATACGCTGCTTAGTGCTCTGGGAGCTGCGGCAGAAGCCAGAACCAGTACCTTTCTTAATCGACGGCTTTATGACAAAAGGGAAAGTGTTCCTGAAACAGATAAAGATGGCCTTGTCGTTCCGGATGATCTTCGCCTTGCGATTCTTATGCTGGTGACTCATTTCTATGAGAATCGCTCTGCTGTTTCAGAAGTTGAGATGCTGGATACCCCGCTTGCGTATAAATGGATTGCAACTCCTTACAGGATTTATCCGCAATGAAACTACGTCAAACACAAACCAGCGCAACTTACTTGCTTCCTGACCCTGGCGAACTTGATAAACGAGTGAGTATCCGACAACGCGTCGATTCTCCCAGCGATGACATGGGGATTGAGCCAACTTATCCGGTGCAGTTTCCTGCCTGGGCAAAGGTCGTTCAAACCAGCGCCACTACTTACCAGGAGACGGTCCAGACAGATAACGTTATTACGCATTACATCACTATTCGCTGGCGCAGGGGGATCACTACTGATTTTGAAGTGGTTCTGAGCGACCTGGTGTACCGGATTAAATCT